TTACAGAAAAAGTTTCACATTCTCAAAAATACCAACATGAGACAGCTTATTACCTTTTTCTCTTAACACCTGATGCATTCTCGTATTTCCCATGAATGTCCATGCCATAACATTTCGGTTACTTGCCCTTCTCACATCCGTTTTCCTCCAATCCCATATGCCATTTCCTGAAAAGACATACGCACAAGTGCTGACTTCCTGTCCTTTACTTTAATCTGGTGTTTACTGTCCCCTGCTGCCGAATAAGAATAAAATCCATCAGCCTTAATCCGGCTTCCATTCCTTGTTGCCACCCTTGCATCAGCATTAATTTCAACAACATCATCTTCCAAAAAAATGCTCTGCAAAGTCAGCTTGTGGCTTCCGTAATTATGAGCCACACTCATGTCTCCTGCTGCCATCGTATCTTTTGGAATGATGTGATAATTCAGCCCGGCTGATACTTCTCCGTCATTAGTAATCACTGCTGTAACACCGGAGCGGACAATCCCATTAAAAAAGCGGACAGGTGTTATCTCCCCATTCACACGATTTTTCTGCAAAAGTTCCAGATTATTTACCACATACCCGCTCAGCCATTTACCTTCCTGAAACATGATATCTGTTATATAAAAGGTTCCGGTACAATCCTCTAAGATTACATTTACGGTAGCCTTTGCCACCTTCTTTTCTTCATGTGTATTGATTGTTCCAGCAAATCGAATAAACTCCATCCTTACACCTCCTGTGCATCAAAGGTGTACCTCTGCTCTGACACATGGGAAACCCATGCGGTTGCCACCGAACCACCCTGCAGCATAATATCCGTAAAACGCGCGGTTCCTGTACAGTCCTGCACCACGACTCTTACCGTCAGTTTTTTCACTTTTTCTATTCCGGTAACACTGACCGCTCCTGCCGACCTCGTAAAATACATGGTGCATTCCTCCTAATACAACTCTACAAATCTTGTTTCTTCCGAACCATCCTCATATTCAATGATAAGTTCAATGCCAACCCTTCCATTTGCTCCCTTTTTCAGATTCTCGGTTGCTATGCTTGCCGATACTGTGTAGCTGCTTCTGGTAGCCGGATATACTTCCTGTGACAATGTTTTTGTGGTATTCAACGCTCCCACACACTTAAAACTTGCATTGCCGGAAGCACCATTTTCTCCATCCACCTCAAAACCTGAATTCTGCCAATAGCTGAATCCATCATCTGCTCTGGAATTCAGCAGATGGTTGTTTACCACCAAATCCTTCATCTCCTGTCTGTCCAGCAAATCCGATGAGGAAAGAGTATCTGCTGCCTTCTCCCACGAAGCAGATGAATCACCCAGTTCTTTTAACTTGGTGGAAAGCTCAATGACAGTCTTCCACGGCTCCTGCACATTATAATCCATACGAATAATTCTCGTGCTGATTCGGATTCCCAAATCCTTATCATCCACGGTTACCACATCTCCGATACCGAAACTCTCATGCTCCCACCCAGTCAGTACAGACAGATCCATTACTTGTATGACATAAGAAATACTCGGCTTAGAATAATCTGCCAGTCGCATTTCGGTATATTCAAGCATCTGATAGGGATTGGTGAAAGAGGAACAATCAAGCGTTGATACCCTGATTTCTGTAGAATACTCCGTATTCTCCACATATTCCTTTCCATTATTGATACTTGCAAAGGTCATACCATCTGCACCATAAGCATAGAGTCTTGTCACAAGACTTCTGGTATCCACCACCCGCTGTATGGATTTCATATTTTTACGATAGGCAAACACAGCACCACTGTTACTTCCGGATTGTGTCAGAAGGCTGACCTGTTTATTTACATTGTCAAACTCCAAATCACCACCATAAATGGACTGAATGGTACGAAGCATGGAAAGGGCATTTTTATCCATGGACTGCCAGGAACGTTTCGTTGATACTGTTATTTTCCCAACACTCCATCCGGTTCCCTGCAGTGCATAAGCCATCGGTTTTTCTGCGGTTTCCGCTTCATATGTCTGTTCACTTTTCTTTTCAGAATACGCAAGGTCATAAAACGCAGCTTCCGCATAAATGCTCGTTACCGTCTTTCCGTCCTCACCTTTATCATCCGTGACTGTTCGGATACGGTAAATGTCCTTAGTAATCTGCAGTTTCTTTTCATTATCAAGATATGACCTCTTCCCATCTTTGAATGGAATGGAAAACTCCAAATAATCAGAACCATTCAGTTCGCTCGTAACGATAATGTCATAGGCATTTTCCAATACTGCTTCCCTGATTCCACCATCACTTAACACCACTGGCCTTGCATATCCCAATTTAGAATAAGGAGCCTTTGGTGTTTCATATATCTGAATTGCACTCAGTTCCGGTGTCATGGAGGTATCTGTTGTAGAAAGCGTCATCTGTATCTGAATGTATCTTAAGTTTGGAGATTGTATCACCCCATCCGCTCCGACCGCTTCCCAATCTGAAAAAGATGTATCTTCCAAGGAATCCGATGTCCTTGTTCTAACTTCCGAAATAGAAGTAATTCCTGCATCCACTGTACCTACAAGCTGTATCTTTCCCGCTCCGGCAAGACCACCTTCCCCAAGGTCTAAAATCCTTGTATAAAGAACACCGCTTTCTGCATATACGCCATCCGTCTGCTTTAAGGTCACACTTCCCAGATTTGATATGGCATCCACAGACGAGTCCACATCTGCACCATTTGCCAACAAACCGGAAAGAAAATGTGCTTCCAAATCATCAATTGTCAAATCAGAGTCCGTTTCATAAAACCAGTCATCAAATCCTCCGGCAAAGTAGTAACTGTCTGCATACATTCCCATGACGATATCTGCAGTACAGGAAGGATTCAATTCTCCGGTAAAAGAACGGATTGCTGTCTTAAACACATCCCCTGTGCCTCTGTCACAAACAAGGCTCTGTACGGTCTTTTTCTCCAAATCAATGACCGTTCCAATAAAATACGCACCATTATTTTTAAGCACAACTCCCATCGGCTCCGGTTCAATGACATCATGAATCAGCGTACCGGAAGAATCATAAAGCATATTTCGTAATCTTCCTGAACGAAGGGAAAGATAAAACAGAGGATTTCCCGGACCGCTTCTGGTACTGAAAATAGGTACAAATGTTGTCCCTACCGAATAAGTAGTTGGGTATATCCACCCTCCTGCCACGATTCTTTTTCCCAATGCTGTGAAGAAATCCCCTGTATTCGTTGCCCTTAGATGTGTTTTTTCCGTTGCCGGATTTACGGTATTGAACCGAAAAAATTTCCCAAGTTTTCCGGCACGGGTAGATGCTGTTGTTCCCGACCAGCCATTGATGGTAAAATTTCTCGCATGACCGGACGAATCGTGTAGAGTTGTATCATCACCACTCGGTGAATCATTCATTTTCCACTGTGCCTGTGTATTGGCTGTTTTCCGAAATTCGCCCGTAAAATCCTCGGTTGCATTTACAAGCAATTTTAATCCCATTACACCCACCTGCTCCTTCCCTGTATCGTAAGCTCCGTAAAGGCTGCACCACTTACAGAAACCAGAACCTCATTGCCTCCCGGATTCAGTTCCGGGAACACTAACTCATCAAGCTGTGAAAGACCGTTTCTCAACGTCTCCCTGGTATTAGAATCCACCACTTTGGCTGTCAGTTTTGCCGTATCAAGCACAAAGGTTTCTCCCTCCGCAAGTTTTCCTTTTACACGAACCAACTCCCCATTTACTTCGATATCCACATAAGAAGAGGTGCTGTCCATAACCGCTTTTAATTCAAAAATCGGTTCAGATATAAGATTTCCCTTTTGTCTGTTTACAGTGGTCTTGCCCTCTGCTGCGATAGAAAACACCTCATCCTCTACGGCATAACCGAATGGATTAGGACAGATAAACTCCAAAGAAAACGTACCTGCTGCCCGTGATACCCTTTCCATGCTGATTTCCGTATTCAGTCTCGCCATAAAATACCTGTCCGGGTACTCATCAAAAATCAATGGCTGAACCCCTCTGTACGGATTCAGCCACCCATTAATTTCATCTATTCTATGTACCAGAGCAGAAAAGTCCTGCTCCGGGAACACGGAACATTCCACCGGAATGATACGCTCGGAATACTCCATTCCAAAATCCAGTATCCCTGACCTTCCCGGTATGCTTTCCGTATTATTTCTGAAAGCCGGAAGCATAGGATATCCCGTAATTCTTGCTTTCAGCTTTTTTTCCTTTGAATGAATTCCCTGAAATGAAAATCCCATGCTTCTCCTCCTTCTTAGGTGATTGGTATAATTCCCTGTGCCCTCGTTCCCGACTGCATCAGGTTATATAATCCCTGTGATACCTTTCGGATATCATCCTCACTTCGTACTACCATCTGTGCCACACTCACAAGCGGACCGGTATAAGTAATCACCGTTCCACCACTTCCCGAACCGGAAGTCTGTGTATTCGCTCCCACTCTTGCATCTACATCAAAGTCTGTAGGAATGGCATTGTTAATATCCTTTGACACCTTATCCATTTCATCCGTAAAGCCCTCACCGAGACCTTTGGCCATGTTGTCACCAATTCCGGCAAACACACGGGATGGCGAGTGGATACCGAGCAGGCTCTTGATACCGCCAACGATATCCCCAACAAAACCGGAAATCTTGTTTTTTACCCACGAAATCATGGAAGAAACACCACTCCAAAGTCCTGTCACGATATTCTTTCCGACACTCACAATAGAGGTCGCAGCTTTTCCAATACCGGAAATAATGGCTGTCACGATTTGAGGTAAACTTGCTACCAACTGTGGTATCGCCTTAACCAACCCAACTGCCAGCTGAACCACCAATTTAACACCCATCTCAATAATCTTAGGCAGATTTGTGGTTATGAAATTGATGATGGACGAAATAATCTGAGGCAAAGCAGCCACCAATTTCGGCAGTGCATTCAGAAGTCCCTGGGCTAATCCGGTAACGATGGAAAAAGCGGCATCCAGAATTTTATCCATGTTGTTTAGCAAAGTGGTGCATATTAAAACTACCGCATCAACTATAGTTGGAATCAGCTGTGGCAATGCCTCTCCTATTCCGGTTGCCAGTGTGACAATCATCTGAATCGCAGCCTCGACCAACTGTGGCAAATTCGCAAGAATTCCGTTGACTAATGTCAGCACCAACTGCAAAGCTCCCTCGGTTATCTGAGGAAGGGCGGCTATCAGTGAATTCAGAATGGTCAGTACAATATTAGTCGCAGACTCAATCAAAATCGGCAGATTTTCCAGAATCGCACCTCCGATAGAGGTCACGATATTAAGTCCTAACTCAAGGAACATCGGCATCTGCTCTGTGATAATGGCTGCCACGTCTCCTATGGCTGTTCCGATTGCCACACTTATCTGACTGAAATCTCCATTTGCTTCATTGATTGCATTTCCCAATGTGGAAAATACATCTGTTATTCCTGCGGACATCTGGCTTACCGTTGGAAGGAACACACCCTCGATGGAGCGTTTCGTTCCCTCCAATGCAGAATCCAAATCCGCATATTTTATTTCATTGATTTGCGACAGGGCATCATAGCTTGCAGCCGCCCCATCTTTCATCCCGGCAAGCACGGGAAGTACATTTGCCTGTAAATCTTCAAACTGTGTGCCGAACAGATTAACCGCAGCCGTGTTCTTTGCTATCGGATCATCCATATTATTTAAGGCATTCACAACTTCGAAGAAGGCTTCCTCGGCACTCTCTCCTCCGGCAGCAAACCGTTTCGTCATTTCATCAGCGTTCATTCCAAGTGCCTGAAATGCTTCTATGGTTGTATTGCTTCCGTCCTTTGCCCTTAAGTTAAATTCCTTGACCGCATCACCGACTTTATCGATGGAAAACACACCCGCTTCCGCACCATTAATAAGTCCGGTAACGAACTGATCCGCTGACAATCCCAATGCGGAATACTGTGCAGAATATTCATTTAAGGTATCGAGCAAATCCCCGTTCTGGTCTGCACCATTCTGTGCGCCGACTGCAATGATGTTATATGCTTCCTCTGCTGTCACACCAAAGTTCTTCATCAGTGCATTGGCAGCACGAGCCGATTCCTGCAGATCATATCCGAAGGTATCACGCAAAGCAAAACCGGACTCTGTGGCTTTCTGTAACTCATCCCCCACAAGTCCGGTTGTTTTCTGCACAACGGATAATCCCTCTGCTACATCCTCAAGGCTGTCACCGAAATTATTGGTATAGACCTTCTGTGCGATTACACCAAGTTCTTCCAATTCCGTGCCTGTTGCTCCCGTGGATGCGGATATCTGATTGACCGCCTTATTATATTCATCACCCAGTTTTATCAGTTCCACACTTGCTACCACCACGGCAGCACCTATGGCAGCTGCCGCTGCTGCGATAGCCGTGCCGACTCCTGCGACAACAGAACCGACCTTTTCGAACTTACCGGATGAATCCTCTGCCATATCTCCGCTGTCTGAGAGTGATTCTGCAAAATCATCCGTCTGTTCCTCTGCTTCCTCCATCTCTTGTCCCAGTCTGTCAATGGCATCCTCATTGGCTTTCAATTCAGACTCCATTTTATTCAAATCAGCCTGTGCATTGTTCAGCTGTATCTGCCAGCTTCTGGTTCGGCTATCCGCTTCCCCAAAAGAAGAGGAAGCATTTTCAAGTGCCGCCTGTAAAGTCTGCACCTTATTTTTCTGTGCTTCTATCTCCTTTGTCAGCACACCGTTTCTTGCACTTAAGGACTGGATGGATTTATCGTTTTTATCAAATTGCGATGTGACAAGGTTCATTTCTGAACCAAGCACCTTGAAAGCGGAGTTGATTTCCTTTAGGGCATTTTTAAACTCCTTCTCGCCCTCAACTCCCATCTTGACACCGAAACTCTCAGCCATCCAAACACCTCCTTAGATGCCTTCCGGTATGATATCCTCAATGAAAACCTCCCTCTTAGGCTTCGCAATTCCAAGAAACTGTTTGTGAAGTTCCCATTGATCCATAAGTTCACCAAGCGGTGTCAAAAGCACTTCCTCTTCCGGTTTCCGTAACTGTGTTACTCCGATATACACGAACCGGGCAAAGCTCACTTCTGGTGGCTCTGCCCGGTCTGTACGTTTCCCTTTTCATTTTTCTCCGGCATGGATTCCACATGACGTTTCGTGCCTTTTAACATTGCTGCCATGATTGCATCCTTATATTCTGCCAGTTCATACGGATTGGTAAGAAGTTCTATTTCATCTTCTGTAAGAAGCGGTTTCGGTTCATCCCTGTGCTGTAAATTATGGATGAGGATTTCCTGATTTGCCAGCAACGCAATCAGCCATATAACCTCTCCCAACGATTCCTCCATCGTTGCATTCTTCAACAGCTTGTCACCGAGTTTCTCCAAACCGCCATACCGCTTGGTAATATCCTTTGTTGCCTTGGTGGTTAGAATCAGCTTGTGTTCCACACCACCGATTGTAATAACCTGACTTCTATCTTCTATACTGTACATACTGCTTCTCCTTTCAAATCCCGGTTACCCGGCTCCTATGCATCCTCCTCCGATACATTTGACGCTTCGGCTGTATAAGCAGGCTCGTAAACCTCTTTATACCAGTTTCCGATAGTTGTTGTATTTACACCGGAATCATCCTCACTGACCTCCGCTTTCCACGGATGTCTGCCCTTTCCGTCCACCTTATTTCTACGCATTACCGTTCCCTCAATGCTTGGTGTCTGGAAGTTGATGGATTCCCCCTTTGTTTCCAGATTGGTCGCCGGAACCGCAAACTTCACACGGTATAACCAGAAATAACGGTATTTTCCGTTTGCCTTCTTTGCTCTGAAGCCGACTGCTACGGGCTTACCGTCATCTTCCGATGTAGAAACCAGTACACCATTGCTGTCAATCTCTGCACCTGTCAGTTCTGATGCTGCGGAAAGTCCGATGTCATCTACACCAAGTGTCAGTGTGCCGGAATTGAATTCCTTGATGATCTGTGCAATTCCGTCATCCGCATACAGCACTGCTTCTGCAAGTTCTACAGACAACTCCACAGAAATCGCTTTTGCAAGCTGCACCGGAGTACCATAGGTTTCCTCTTCATTTTCATCCTCTGTAATGGGCGCATAAAATAATTTATCAAGACCGATGGTTGCCATTGGCAAATCCTCCTTCCTATTCGCTTATTCCCATTACTTCAAAAATGTAATGGTGGTATTTTGTTTCTTTTTCGAACTCCATATATTTTCTGGATACAATCGTAATGTCAGCATCCAGAAGTCTTGTGGTAATCTCATCCCTCATCTTCAGATAATTTCCTTTGCAGTAAAGTGCCAGTTCAACTTCCTCTGTCTCCACGATTGGTCGGTCATCTGCACATACAGGGAAATCATCCGTTCCGGGTATGATTACCAAAAAAGCATCCGGTTGTTGAGGTTTTCCTTCCTCATCATTAACCGGATGCTCCGAAACCGTCACTTTCAGTTTCATAGGTTCTAATGCCTTTATGATTCGGCTGTTCAGACTCATAATTTCTCCACCTCCGAATCCAATGCTTCCTGCATCTTTTTGATGCATTCTTTCTTCGCCTTTCTGCCGGCCGGCTTCGCCCACGGCTTGGCTGGCTGATTAGAACGACCATGTTCCAGAACAGCTGCTTTCAGTGGGTTGGGTACTCCTTTTCTGTCATAACCGATACAGCCCACCTTTATGTTCCAGTTTCCATCTGCAGATTGATAAGGCTTCGTGACAGACAAAGAATCCAACAAATCACCTGTTGATTCCCATGGTTCTTTTGTCCCCTGACCAATAACGGAAGAAAGGCTCTGTTTCGCAGCATCGTACAAAGGCTTCACACCTTCTTCCAATACTGCACTTGTGACTGCATCATAATGGCTGCCCAGTGCTTCCATCTTTCGTATGGTTTCCTCCGGCAGTTTGAATGTCATCTTTGCCATCACGCCACCTCCCTCGCCATAATGGTAAGCATTCCGCTCCGCTTATCTCCAAGCACGGACTCAATTTCAAAAATCCTGTCCCCATGTTTTATTCTCATGGTAGATTTAATGCCTGAACGAAATCGGATGTATATTTTATTTGTGATTTCTGCAGTCTCTTTGTTGGAAGCCATATACTCTTTACCGGAAACGGGAGCGATGTCTGCCCATACCGTATGGACTGTCATCCACTCCCTTGTTTCAAACCCGTCTGCATCCTGTGTACTTTTGTAATCCTGTATTTCTATGCGGTATCTCATCCTTCCGACCTGCATCAGAATTCCTCCTTCCGCACACTGTACAGCAGGAATTTCAGCATCCTTGTCAACTCATCAAAGTCTGCCTTTTCCCTGTTTTCATATAAATAGGTCACAGCATAACAGATTCCAACTTTCACAATCTCCGGCACTTCTTCCATTTCATCAAAATCTGTTCTTACAATATCTTGGCACAGACTTTCTGCTGTCTCCAAAAGCGCCTGAATGAGGGCATCCTCTTCCGTGCCATCCAAACGCAGATATAATTTCGCTTCATCCACGGTCACAAGCATACCCTCATCCCCCTAACTTACGCAGACTTCATACTAAGCAGTTTCACAGCTTCAGGAAGAATCAGCTTTCCATCCACTCTCTGACTTGCAAGGAAGCCGACCTGTCCTGTGGTTGCATAAAGTTCATTCAGACGCTTAAAACTTCTGCCCTCACGGTCTGCAATCCAGTAATAAGAGAAATCACCAAATGCAAGAGGTGTAGCTCCTGCTGCCACTTCCGGTGCAAATGTGGAAGTATAATAAGGACGGTTCAAAATCATATCCGATACACCTACAGACACAGAAGGCTGCCAGATATAATTTCCGTTTGCATCCTTTAACTTACGGAGTGCCTTAACTGTGGAATCATTCAAAATCCATTTAGCCTTCTTACGGTAAGGAGCCTTTAAGGAATAGAACAGATCCATGACATCATCAAATGTGATGTTGGCTGTCGTAGTTGTTACACCAACTTCTCCACCTCCGGTGGCATTGAAAATACCGACAGGCTTTCCGGCACCATCACCAACAAAGAATGCTTCCTCTTCCTTTGTGGAGATACGTCTTGCAAATTCTTTCACGATATATGCCTGAACGTCAAATACACTATCATTTAAAAGTTCATCAGATACTTTAATCATGGTAGCAAGTTTATATGCCCCGATGGATGTCTGACCGAAGCTGTCATCAGATTCAGGGAACTGTCCGTTCTCATCAATCCATGCCGCTTCGCCTTTGCCTGTGACAATCGGAATCTTACGGTCACCGCTGGAAGTCCTAATCACAGTAGCAAGGGTTCTGAAGAAACTCTCCTCTTCCAGTCCTTCCACCAATTTTCTTTCAAACTCATCCGGCACCAGATAACCACCCTCGGCATCTTCCCCGATGGAAAGAGCGTTGTTGACATCGTAATAATTCTTCTTACGCATCGCATTCCAGAATGCGGTCTGGTATTCTGCTGATGCACGTCCTGCCCCTTTATCCCCCGGCTTCATGCCCGGCTTATCCTTGATTGGTTCGGAAGTAGCCTTTGTCAGTTCCGCATCAATAGCAGCCTGTCTCTGCAATCTCTCTATTTCCTTACCAAGTGCCACCACATCCGCTTCCATTCTTTCGTAAGTCGCATTGTCCTCTGCAGAAATCAGACCATCACTGCCCCTTCTGGAATCCAAAAATGCCTTGGCAGTTTCCCATGCTTTCTTTCTCTTTTCCATTAATTCCAATACTGTACTCATATTCATTGCCCTCCTTATGGCTTTAACAGACTGAGCCTCTTTTCAAGCTCGCTAATGTTTACCTTTTTCTCCGGCTTTCCCGAAATCAGCTTATTAAAAAAGGAATTTGTAACAGCCGACCTTGAAAACAGGATGGCTTCCAATTCCTCTTCCTTCTCTTCTTTCTTTTCTTCCGGATTTTCCTCTTTTTCCTTATCAAAGAGAATTTCATCCGCAAACCCTAGTTCTACAGCTTTCTTTGCATTGAACCAGGACTCTGCATCCATCAGATGTGAGATTTTCGTGCGGTTCAATCCGGTTTTGATTTCATAGGCATTCATAATGGATTCTTTGACTTCGTCAAGCATCTCGATTGCCTTTTTCATCTCTGCTGTATCTCCAATGGCTATCGTAGCCGGGTTGTGGATCATCATCATTGCCACCGGACTCATCAGCACCTTCGTTCCTGCCATTGCAATCACGGAAGCTGCCGAAGCGGCAAGACCGTCAATCTTCACAGTCACGTTGCCTTTATAATCCATCAGCATGTTGTAGATTTGGGCAGCTGCAAACACATCACCGCCCGGACTGTTTATCCATACGGTAATGTCCCCTTCGCCGGATAACAGTTCGTCTTTAAATAACTTAGGGGTAACCTCATCCCCGTACCATGTTTCATCTGAGATTTCTCCATTTAAAAAGAGGGTTCTTTCCCCCTCATTTCTGACCCAGTTCCAAAACTTTCGTTTCATCGTAGACCTCCTCTGTTTCTATTGTCTGGTGGTTGCTGCGGTTCGGTTTCCTCTGACGTGCTTTCCGTTCTCTCTTTGGCAAATGCTCCTGCATCCTTCAGCTTCGTCATCGCACCGTTCACAAGGTACAGATTGCCACCTTCCTCTTCCGGTAATGGATTCATATCTTCCATTTCACGGATATCGTTGGTTGACAGCCAACCATTCTGTCTGCCGATGGCGTAACCATTCATTCTGCTCTGATAATCCCCACGGAGCAGACCGTCCACATTCAACTTTATAAAAAACTCTTTTTTCTCTTCCGGCAGAAAAAGGGATTTTTTAAGTGCCTGTTCCCATCGGATTACCCACGGGTCAAGTGTGTATTTCACAAACTCCAAAGACTGCTGCTCAATATTAGAAAAACTGCTCTTTTCCAAATCACCGACCATATGTGGCGGTATCCGAAACAGCCTTGCAATTTCGTTAATCTGAAACTTTCTTGTTTCCAGGAACTGCGCCTCCTCCGGTGGGATACCTATCTGCTGATATTTCATCCCTTCCTCAAGTACGGCAATCTTGTGGGCATTGGTCGTTCCACGATACACTGCATTCCAAGAATCCCTTACCTTTGCCGGGTCTTTCAACACACCCGGATGCTCCAACACACCACCGGGATTTGCACCATTAGCAAAAAAACTGGCACCATATTCCTCACAGGCCATCGTCATACCGACAGCATTCCTTGCCATTGCAATAGGTGAGTAACCGATAAGACCATCAAATCCAAGTCCGGGAATATGAAGCACATCCTCCTGCCTTAAGATGATATCTCCCATCTTTTTCATGTTGGGATTCTCATCTGTATAACGGGAATACACATAATACAGCACTCCATTACTGTCCCTCTCCACACTCATCTTGTTTGGAAGTAGCGGATACAGAGAAAGCACCTCGCCTTTCCCATTTCGTATGATCTGTGCATATGCATTTCCCCAAATTAAAAGATGACTCATCAGCGTTTCTCTGAACACAAATGAAGTCATCTCCGGGTTTGGCTCATCATGGAGCAGCGTATAAAGCGGGTGGTCACAAACAATTTCCTTCCCACCGTCTTTGTATCGATATACATGAATTGGAAGCGATGCGATTGCTTCTGACAAAATCCTCACACATGCATAAACTGCAGTAGTCTGCATGGCTGTCATTTCATTGACGCTCTTTCCGCTGGTGCTTCGTCCGAAATTGAATGTATACTCACCATTGCTGTAATTCCGTACAGGCTTATCCCTCGCCTGACCGAAACCAAACAAACTTTTTATTCCCATCTGCTATCCCTCCAATGCCTGATTGATTGCTTCCCTTATGAGAAAGAAGCCTAATATGCTGACCAAAATCATGTCATCCTCCTAAAACACCAGAATTCCTCTGGCATCGTACACACTGCCATCACTTCCCTGATTACGGATTGCACGGTCAAGTGCCATGACGGTTGCGACTGCAGCATCAATTTTCTCTGTGGATTTTTCTTTATCCATTTTGATATTTCCGGCAGGGTCTTGTCTGACATACACGTTATCCATCATCCAACGGAGAACCTTATGCCCACCGTGGGCAATTCGCTCCTCAAGTGTCAGCTTCATAAGTTCCTTCGTTGGCGGACTCATATCCTTATACCCCTGCCCGAAAGGAACAACAGTAAATCCCATACCTTCCAAATCCTGCACCATCTGCGTTGCACCCCAACGGTCAAATGCAATTTCTTTTATGTGGTACTTCGTACCAAGTTCCTCTATAAATTTCTCTATAAAACCATAATGAATGACATTTCCTTCCGTGGTTTCCAGACTCCCTTCTGCCGCCCACACATCATAAGGAACATGATCCCTTCTGACACGGAGTCTCATGTTATCTTCCGGTATCCAGCAGTATGGTAAAATGATGTATTTTTCTTCATCATTTCTTGGTGGAAACACAAGTACAAATGCCGTGATATCCGATGTACTCGAAAGGTCTAAACCGCCATAGCAGGTTCTTCCGATAAGTTCCTCCTCATTTACGGGGAATGCACACGCATCCCATTTATCCATCTGCATCCAACGGGTAGACTGTTTTACCCATTGGTTTAATCGAAGTTGCCGGAAGATATTCTCTTCTGCAGCATTTTCCCTTGCACTGATGTAAGCATTTCGAACCTTTTCAATATCGATGGTTTCTCCAAGGGAAGGATTGGCTTTATACCATGTGGCTTCGCTCGTCCAGTCATCCTCATCGGATGCACCATAAATCACGGGATAGAATGTCGGGTCAATTTTTCTGCCCTCTATAATGTCAACAGCTTTTTGGTGCTGTTCAAAGCAAATCGAATTTCTGTCTGTTCCGGCTGTAGTAATCAGAAAATATAACGGCTGTGTTCTGGCATCACCGGAGCCTTTTGTCATAACGTCAAAAAGTTCTCTGTTCGGCTGTGCATGAAGTTCATCAAAAATAACAGCGTGTACGTTCAGACCATGCTTGGTATATGCTTCAGCTGATAACACCTGATAGAAGCTGTTGGTCGGTTTATACACAAGCCTCTTAACCGACATCACTGGTTTAATTCTCTTTTTCAGAGCAGGACACTGATCCACCATATCCACAGCCACATCAAATACAATAGATGCCTGTTGGCGGTCGGAAGCACAGCCATACACTTCTGCTCCCCATTCCCCGTCACCGCAGGTCATATATAATGCAATGGCAGCCGCCAGTTCCGACTTCCCATTTTTCTTCGGAATCTCACAGTAGCAGGTATTGTACTGCCTGTAGCCATTTTCCTTAACCGTACCGAATAATGTGCGGATAATCTCATCCTGCCAGGAGAGAAGTTCAAACGGAACTCCCCTCCATTTTCCTTTGGTGTGCTTCAGACAATTGATAAAGTTGACCGCATGATCCGCTTTTGTCACATCATACATTAACTGCCACCTCCCTTAATCAAGAGAAGTTCCATCTCATCACTTTCTTTATCCTCAGCTGTATCTGCAACAATTCTGCTTCTCGCAGAAGGAGTAAGCCCAAACTGCTCACAAAATTTATTCATAATCTTAAGATAGGTCTGTGCAATGGATACCTGTGGCACCTGCTGCCAATAGCCACTCGGAGTCTTCACAATCGTTCCATGCTGCGTGATAAATTCCTCTGCTTCTTTCCACCTCGCATATGCCTGACAGTATCCGGCAAAGGCAGCCATATCAATCTCCGTGAGAATCCCCAACTGCTCCAGCTGCTTGCTCATCCTCTTCCATTCTTTTTTCGCTTCATCCTCAAGCCATGACGGACAGCGTGGTGCTTTCTTTTCAGGCTTCGGTTCGGCCGTATTAAGGCTTCTCTTGCCCGGATTGCCCTCCAACACCTTTACTGCCGTAGGCTTTGGCTTACGTCCTCTCTGTGCCACTGTCCTCACCTCCGTTTCATAGCATCAAAAAAGAGCCTCCGAAGAAGCTCTCATCCATATAATTCAATTATTTCTTAACCGCCACAAATCCAAATTGGTCGAATAATGCATGCGGATCAATCTGATATATATTTCAAATCCATCCATTTCTCCGATGTACACCTCGCCACCCAATAAGCCCTTGACTTTGAGTGCGTGGCATCTTGTGTGGTTGTAGGAAAAAATAATCTCACTCATTATTCTTCCCTCCTAATCCCTGCTGATGCACCATGCAATGGCGTGTCCGCCATCTTCAAAATGCTTCTCTGCCTTTTCAATAAGGCTAAGTCTGCATTCGATATATCCAAGTCCAGTTTCCTCTGGAGTCTCAACAAACTCGTAAACTTCTGCGGTAAATCCGTAGTAGGTTTCGCAGGTTACAAGAACCTTTTCCCCATATTTCAAAACCGCTCCGCTTGGTCCAACCTTCATCTGTAACTTTTCCATCGTTGTAAATTCTGTCATGACTAATGCCCTCCTTGTTTTCTTTTGGTAGGTACATATTCGCTCTAAAAGTCAGATATATCCAGTCTTATCTGCCTGTAAATGTACCAAACAATAAGATCGGATATTGTGTATATTAGCACTCGCCTGTCAGTATAAATTTTGCATAATCTCCCTTGTGTTCCTCAATAAAAACCACAAGTTCATAAAACTTCATCTCATCGGCAATTACCTGAACCATATTCGTGTCAAACATATTGGTTCGCCCCGTAGCCCTGACAGCAAGTATCTGCTCCTTTATTTTTTCTGTCATCAGTCCACCTCATCCCTGCACTCAGTCATTCCCAGACAAAGCTGTGTATATATGGTGGCATATCTCTCCTGCTCGTTTCCTTCCGAACCTGCCATCGCTTTCAGGAAGAAGGCTTGTGCCTCCTCCCTTGACTGCCATGTATCCTTTTTCCCGTAGCAAATGGTTGTTATCTGCTCCATATCTGCCTCCTAGATTTTTCTGCATCGGTCTTCCCCATAAACTACATGAAGACTGCTGCCGTTATCCCATTTAACCATTATGGAACCTGTGTCATCCACACCCCTTACTGTTCCTTCCGTTCCAATTGGCGGTGCTTGCATATCATCCATCCGCTCAAGAACCACACGGCATCCTTTAGGATACTCATTCCGTACCTTCTCCACTTCTTCTCTGCTTGGAAATCTCATGCTACTCATAATAATATCCGACCTCCTTCAATAGATGCTGTTCGACTCTTTTTCCAACGCTGTCGTAAAGAGCCTGTTCAAGAACCGTCTGTTTAAATCCAAATCGGCAGTACCCCTCAAGGCAAATATCATAATAATGCTTTGTCGGGCATCCGAGCGGTCTGTCCTCATGCATGATGTAGATAATGGCTTCTGTTACATCATCTGTTTTCTCGCCAATAAAGGATTGCACTTCCACTTCCATCGTTTTCTTGTAATAAAACGATGGATAACCTTCGTAACGGTCAAGATAATGTTCATCCCTTTCACTAATCCGCCAAACCAGAACCGGAACCATACTTCCCTTCTTTGGCTCAACCGTCAGATAACTTCCTGACTGGCTTCCTTTGAAAAGAAGCTGATAATCCTTAAGTTCTGCGGTCCCCACATATACTGCATCGGGACATCTCTGTGCCATTTGTGCCATTGACAGGTTGCTGCCATAGGCTAAATAATATTTATTCATATTCATCCATCCTTTCTGAAGGGTTCTTCCCTTCTACCACCTTAAGACCGCCGAAGCGGTCGGTGGGCCTCAAAGCTGAATCCTTCAAGCTGCTCTGCCGTGTCTGAAGGCTGTATCCCCTTCAAGGTTTTTGGTAAGGATGTCTCTTGCTGTTGCAAATTCATCTCCGATGAAGCCGAGTCTCAAAAGCCATGTTCTCATTGCGTATTTTGGATTTTCAACCTGTGGCTGTTTCGGGCTGGCACTCGCTACCGTTTTCGCCATCTGGCTGAGTGCGAGGCAAAGCTGTATGTAACTCTTAAGTTCTCCTGCGTGTAAACCGCCCTTTCTTCCGTTGCCAGCGTTGGCAAATTGGAAACATCTGAACTCGATGGTTTTATGTGTGAAGCAAGCGTGGTAATTCAGCATTCTGTATCTTGAATCGTTGTAATGCTGATTTCTGCTGCCCCATACTCCTTCGTACCAAATGTCTGCAAGCTGTTCCATTGTCTTTGGCTTTCTTCTGTTCAGCCTTTCAAGGAAGGAAGGGTCAACCGTTCTGCAGTATCTGTTGATTCGGTTTCGGTCAAGTCTCATTGCGGAAATCAAAAGGCTTTCGTGGCTTGCCATGATGTTCGCAAGGTTTCTGAGGCTCTTTGGAGTGTGGCCATTCAATCCGATGTGAATGTGTACTCCGCACATGTGGGCAGGGTCGCTTTTTGCTCCCTTATGTCTTAGCTGTCTTAAAATCTCCTGCAAATCTGGAATGTCCTCGTAGGTAAGAATCGGTGTTCCAAGTTCTGCCTTCTCGTCATCGGAAGCTGCCTGAATGCTTGAATCTCTTGTGATTTTCCATTCTCTTCCCTTATTGTCCTTGCATGCCCATGCGCTGTAGCTTCCTCCAATGTACTTTACCGTTCCTTCGGTATGAAAATACTCTGCAATCGTTCTCGCTGCCTTTTCCCTTGTGATGTTGTACATCTCAACCTCAACCCCAATGGTCTGCTTTTTCATTTCCTCAATCTGAATTCTTGTTTTTTCGTTCATTCTATGTACCTTCCTTTCGGCTGTTTGTTTTCCCTTTCGGTAGGTACATATTCGCTCTAAAAGCACATATTATCCAGTTAATTCGGAGGCATAATGTACACAAATATTTACTGCTCATATCCATATGAAATTGTGTATTTTATAGCAAAATCCACCCCTCTGCTATTCAGCAGATTCGGTGGATTTCTTACTGTTTCGTTCTTTCCATTTTTCCTTATCTTCCTCGGTTCGGAATGCGGTATGCCCTTTCAGTCTGGAAAGAAATACCTTTCTTGTTTCCTTTCCGTCCTTACCTCCAAGACCGATTCTGACAAGCCAGACTCTCATGTAATATTTTTCATTTTCTTCGATGGTAGCCTTTGGACTTACTCTCTTTGCTTCCTTTGCCGTCTTTGCCATGCAAGCTGCCAATTCAGCATAGGCTCTCGCTTCATCCTCGTTCAGCGGAAATCCGCAGAAAAATATTCTGTCCTCCCCAAAGGCAAGCCCCTCTATACTTTCTTCTTCCGCAATCTGTATCACTTTCTCAAGCGGTATGTTTTCTTCCGCATCCAATCTCTCTACCAGCTTATCGGAAATTCTGAATACCTCTTTTCCGACTGCTTTTTCCAAAAGGTACTGTTTGCTGTGAATCATGTAAATAAGATTTTTAATACCCTCTGCTGTGAATCCCTCTATCGGAATCCCAATGTTAAGTCTGTCTGCTTCGCCTTCAGCAAGACCTCTCGCTACTAATTCATTCTGCATGGTAAGTGCTGCCTCCTCGGATTCGTGTTCCACGTTGCCATCACGATCCACTGTATACTCCCCGACCTTGTATCCAAAGGATGGTGGTCCCTGATATTTTGCTTTTACATTAAGGATTTCCTCCATCGCTTTTACAACGTCTTTTCTGTTTTCTGCTGTTGTTTTTACCTTCATTTGCTTTTCCTCCATTCAATTTGGTACTACATATATCACTCTGAATGGAGGAAATAGCAAGTTATTTATTCACTAATTTTCCCGTGATTCCGGCAGTGACATTGCCACCGCAAATGCCACAGTAGCGGTCACCGCATTCCCTGCCTGTTTGTAAAGCTGTGCATCCGAATTAACAGATGCCGCTTTATCAAATAAAACATCCGGGAAACCTTGCAGACGGAAACACTCTCTCGGAGTGAGCCTGCGGATTCTTCCGCACTTCATAAGAGTCCCCATTTGCCCGGAGCAATCCAATGTCTGGGAACAGCCTTTTCCAACCCTTCCCCTTCTGGTATCGCTCTCGGGATATGCAAGGCTAATACCATCACCAACGTGTGCTTCGTCATACCCCTGTTTTGTACCATTTCTGACACGGAGCATGGTTTCCTCATTCTGTTGCACTTTCTCACACACAAACACACCATGTCTGTCCTGTGAGGTAAGCGTGAACATCGGCTCTCCATCTTCTTTCATCCGTCTGCCATTCTGCCTTTTCTCCATACGTTCCGGTGTCAGAACCGGATGCACTTCCATAACTGCAGAATTCATTGCAGTATGATTTACCATCCCGGAAGTATACCTTGCAGTTATGCATCTGGCATTTTCCGTCAGCTTTGGAGCATGGTTGCTCTGATCAATAAATATCCTCGTGCCACAGCCTTTGTTTACAGTAACCGTTGGTGCAATTCCGTCTTCATGATAAACATTTCCACCCTGCCCATGACCACTCGGATTCAGATTGCCCATAAGATACAAGCCTGTCTTGGCTCCTACACCTCCGGCATTTCCAACGAGGGTAGCTGATATGCCATCCGTGCCATATACACGGTATCCCTGCATCCCACCTACAAGTTGGTTAAGAGTTGCTGCGTTTTCTCCGCAGAGAGGTAATATTTCTCGTCCACCTCGGCTTCTAAGATTTGCGATAATGAACACACGTTCCCTGTTTTGGGGGACTCCGAAGTCTTTTGAATTAAGCACCTGCCACCGACAGTCATACCCCGCTTCGTCCATTTCAGACAGAACGCTGGCAAAGTCGAAGCCTGAATTAATTGATAACAGGTTCTTAACGTTCTCAACAAGAAGGTATGTGGGCTTATCACTTTCTTCTTTGCCTTTGATGAGGTCAATAATGTTGTAATATATCCCACTTCGCTCTCCGACAAGTCCCCGCTGTTTTCCTGCAACGGAGATGTCCTGGCATGGGAATCCGAAACACCAGATGTCTGCATAGGGGACATCTTCTGATTTAAGTTTTGTGACATCATCTGCTTTCCACTCTCCTTCCGTGTCGTACATTGCTTCATAAGAAGCCCTCGCAAATCTGTCATATTCACAATAACCGATACACCTATGGCCGGCAGATTCCAGACCAAGTCTGAAACCGCCTATGCCTGAACATAAATCAAGGAAGGTCAGCTGTTGCATTGGCTTCACCTTCCTTCCCTAAATCCCGATATGAAATTTTCACATTATTTCTAATAACGAAAACATCATCGGCAGAGCCTTTCATCTCCATATAACGGTTGACGATGACATCCACAAACTTCTCTTCCAGCTCCACACCATAGCAAATACGCCCTGTCTGTTCACAAGCCATAAGTGTCGAACCGGAACCAAGAAACGGGTTCAGAACCACACATCCCATCATGGAAGAATTCTGTACCGGGTATGCCATCAGAGCAATCGGCTTCATAGTCGGATGGTCTTTGGATGCCTTCGGACGGTCATATTCCCAAATGGTGGTCTGCTTCCTGTCGGAATACCACTGATGCTTACCGCCTTTCTTCCATCCGAACAGACACGGTTCGTGCTGCCACTGATAAGGACTGCGTCCAAGCACCAGTGCATTCTTTTTCCAAATACAGCATCCCGATAACTTGAACCCGGCATCCGCAAACGCCTTTCTGAAATTCAATCCCTCGGTATCCGCATGGAATACATAGATAGAAGCATCGTCCTCCATGTTCTGTTCCATATTCACAAAGGCAGCAAAAAGGAATCTGTAAAAATCCTCATCTGCCATATTGTCATTCTTAATCTTTCCGGCAGTCTCCTCCACATCTACATTGTACGGTGGATCTGTCAGAACCAGATTTGCTTTCCTGCCATCCATAAGGATGTTGTATGTTTCCGGCAAAATAGAATCGCCACAGATAACACGGTGTTTGCCCAGGAGCCACACATCACCTGTCTGTGCCACTGTTGGTTTTTTCAATTCCGCTTCTACATCGAAATCATCTTCTTTTACCTTTTTGTCATGCACCTTTGAAAATAGCTGTTCAATCTCCGGCGGTTCAAAGCCTGTAAACCCAACATCAAAATCTGAATCCTGCAAGTCCTGAATCAAATCTGCCAACAGTTCCTGATTCCATTCGCCTGAAATCTTATTCAACGCAATGTTGAGTGCCTTTTCCTGAGTTTTGCTGACTTCCACAATCGCACACGGTACTTCCGTATAACCAAGGGCAGCTGCTACTGTTACCCTCTGGTGACCTCCGATAATTGTCATATCGGAATTAACCACTACAGGGTCAGCAAATCCAAATTCTTCAATGGAATGCTTAATCTTTTCATACTCCTTGTCCCCCGGCTTTAATTTTTTACGGGGATTGTACTCTGCCGGATTTAAGTCCTTAATCGGCAGAACTGATAGCTTCGCTGTCTTCATCTTCTACCTCCCAAAATCTTGCTTTGATGTAGCAGTCATGACTGCAATACTTCCTTTTCCTGTTACCGTAGCTTAAGAACTCTTTACCGCAACGCACACACACCGCAGGGTACATGGCACTCTCTTTTCTGTTGATTCGTTCCGGGTGTCCTTTCCACCATTCCCGTCTGCATTTATCTGAGCAGAACTTCTTTGGTCTTCCGGTATCCGGCTGTTTCATTTCCTTACCGCAGTACAGACACGCTTTCCCAAGCATGACCTGTTCCCGTATGTTTTTTGTCAGTGCCGAACCATACCCGGAAAGCCCTCTGCTTTTACAGAAGTTCCTCACGATATCACGGGACAGCCCTACCGTAAGAGCAATGGAACGGTAACCAATCCCCTGCTCCCTCATTTCCCTTATCTGCTTTGCCTGCTGCTCCGTCATATCCTTTCACATCCTTCCATTCAAACGGGCATAAAAAATGGGTAAAAAAGCACCTCTTTTTGCGCCTTTTTACCCATTAAAAACACGGTTTTTCTATACTTTTTATCGAAACTCTCTGACGGATTTCCCTTGCATTTAAACACATTCTGCGAAAAATATCACACCGCCGGACTATCCCCCCTGCTTAATTCTGCGAAAATTCACGTTTGAGGGGGCGGCGGTCAATCCTGCACAGGATTGTGGAGATTTAATACCCCCACCCTTGTGTATGATACACAATCAATATTTATATTCCTGATACCTGTCCTCGGTCATTGTCTTCACGTCATGGTGGTGCTTGCAAAGCGGCTGCCAGTTACTCTCATCCCAAAACAAAATCGGATCACCCCGATGCGGTTTGATGTGGTCAACCACAGTCGCTTTCACAAGCCTTCCCTCCCTCTGACACTGAACGCAAAGAGGATGGCATTTAAGAAACCTTTCTCTTGCCTTCCTCCACTTACTGTCATACCCTCGCACTGCTGAATCCCCACGTTCCTGCCCATGCAGAGAAGCGTGTTCTTCACAATACATTCCGTCCACCAGCTTTGGACAGCCGGGATGCTTACACGGTTTCTTTGGTTTTCTTGGCAT